CGCAGAATTTTCCGTGATCAGTTCTTCGTCTTGCATGATGTTTCCTCAGGCGGTGATGGCTTGGAGTTCTGCGTTGCTCAGGCGGCGGGGTCCAGTTTTGCGGGCAGGCGGCTCAGGCAAATCCGCCGTTGCCTCAGCCCACACTTTGCGCCTGCGGATCAAAGACGCAAGCGACCCAGCCACCCCATAAGCAGCGGCAATTTCCACATTGGTGCGTGGGTCAAGGTAAATGGCACGGACTTGCTCGGTCGTCAGCTTTGCGCTTGGGTTGCGCTCACCACTGATCGGCTTGTTGCGCCCCTTGGCAACCATGTCGCGCATGTTGTCGCTGCCAGTGCCAAGAAACAGATGCTTGGGGTTGCAGCAGCTTGGGTTGTCGCAGCGATGGCAAACTAGCATGGAATCGTCGATGCCGCCGTTGTGCAGCGCATAAGCCACTCGGTGCGCCCTCAACAAAACACCCGGCAGCGGGGCATACACGCCGTAGCCTCGCTCTGTCTTTGAGCCCGTCCACGGCCAACAGGCGTCTTCCTCAACCATTCCCACACGCGACCAAAAAGCCTCGACGTTGGTGACAGCCTCAAGCACGCCAAGATGCGCGTTTTGGCTGCGGTACTTTGCTGCCTGAGCGCGGGCTTTGGCCTTGACAGCCTCAGCGTGTCGCTCACGGTAGCGCCGCTGCGCTTCTCGGTTTTGTTCTGCGGTTTTCATGAAGTTACTGCCTGCAATTCTGAGTTCGCCAAACGCCGAGGCCAATATGTGATGCGGCGGAGCCACCCACTAAGTTGCGGTAGACTTAAACCTTTACCCAATTCAAGAGCAGTTACAGAACTAAACGCAGACGCTGGACTTGAAGTGATTACAGCGCTACCGTTTACGGACACGCCACCTTGATTCGCTCCAATTGCATATGCAAGCGCAACCTTCCCGACTGCTCCGACTGCTACGCTTCCGGTATTTGATGGACTTGTTGCCGCGCCTCCGGACACAAGCCGGGAGGCAACTGAGTAAGGGTCTCCTGCATTTGTAAAAAACTGAATCCGATTATTAAAAGTTCCATCAGAAATTTGAGCTATTGCTTTAGCTCCGGAACTTGTGTAAACAGAGTATTCACCAAATAACGTCCCCTCACTCGCATTAAACCAAGGACTCAGCGTATTCACACTCGCCACATCTGCCGCACGGGTCAGGGCTGTGGTGGTGGTGGGGATGACGGAGGTGGGGAATGCGCCCTGCTCTAGCTGGGGCAGGCCGATGCGGAGGGTGAAGTCAACAACTGTTGCGTCGGGAATATCTACGTCAACGCGCGCCGTAACATACGCGACCGAAGCTCCACCAGACAACGTTTGAGTATCGAAGTAGCGCTGCGTGTTAAGAGCGGCTGCTGTTGGCGTGCCAATTGTTGTGGAGACTGTCATTACAGGCGTGCCGCCAGAATCCCGTTCTTGCCAGACAATACTTAAAGCTCCTGGAAAATTTCCGCCGGCTAGTTTTAAGTATTTGGAAATTGTCCACGTTTGACTCGTCAGCGCAGCGACTTCTGTTGTAGTTGTCGCAGTTGTTCGCGTAGACCCAGCCGAAGTGCTCGTACCTGACCAACGAATATCAACGTATGCAATGCCGTTTTCTGTTCCAGTGCCGACTATTTCCCTTGTCAGACCGGACGCAGAAGATACTATGTTCCAGTTTGTTGGAGGTGTCCCCGGCGTCCCAGCCACCGCACCCACCATCGTGTTGTTGCGGATGCTATTCGTCCTCTGCTCCTCAATCAACAGCCCCTGCGCAGCCAGCGTTGCGGGGTTGTAGTCGAAGCGTGGGACATTGTTCGCTGCGCTCTGGAGCACCCCTGCACTGTCAAAGTACGTTGCGGTGCTGGCGCGTGTAAACGTAATAATGTCGCTGAATGATTTTGAAACGAGGCCCATGCCATTCTCCCAAACCGTGTACTGCGCCGCGATCTGGTACTGCGGAACGATGAAATCCGTCGTCAGCGTGTAACCGCCCAAGCTGTCAAGATCTGTGGCAACGCCAGCGAAGACCAGATCCAACGTCGGACCAGATTGATTGAATGGATCGTAGCCCGCGACCTTCCGCAGAATTGCAGGCAGCGAAAAGCCGAAACCGAACGACATCAGAAAATCCTGATGATGTTGGACGCAACCGTACCGGTAGACCAGACCCTGATGACTTGCAGAGGCAAGATGGTGCCCCCGGGCAGTGAGTTGAACGTGACGTCACTCCCTTGCGCGGTCGTAACTTTCAGCGCCCCCGTCGTGCCAATGAACAGCACAGAAGGCGGGAACGTATCGACATCACTGGGCGTGACAGCAGCCGCGTCCCCCGGGTACATTGGGAACGTTGGGGACGGATTGGTTTTCGACATGCGAAGCTCCAATAGGAGGACGCCCCCGAAGGGGCGTCAGGATCAGACCTGCGACGGGTTCGCAGAACCGTCTTCGGCGCGTTGGACGTACACCACCGTCACGACGATTTGGCCCGCCGTGGGGTTGCCCGTAGTCGCCGTGAACTTGGCCTGAAGCATGACATCAGACGTGCCAATGTTCTCGCAGTCGTCCACTTGAAGACCCGCGTCGACCGTGGCCTGCGCAGCACGGCCCTTGGTCGTGGCCAGATTCACCGACTCCAGATACTGATTGTCGTCCGACGCGTTGCCCACGATCAGCGCGACCTGCGAGACGGAGTTGCCCGTCAACGCCACGGTCTTGTCCGCGATGATCGAGACGATCTTCGAGCCCGCAGGCAGCGTGAACAGGTCCTGCGCCGGGGGCGCGGAGGTCAGCGCTACACCCGCCATGTCGATGGTCTTGGACTGCGTCAGCAGCACCAGACCCGTGTTGCGAACCGCGCCGTAGCGCTGGGTGCCCGAGCGAATCGGGCCGGAGAAGGTCGAGAATGACATGGTGGTTCCTCAATCTGCACCCGCCGTCCTTGAGGGAGGTCTGCCGAGTCAGTCGGCGGGCTGTGATGGTTCTCGGTGGCCCGTTCGGGCATAGCCCGAGCCTAGCACAGTCTCAGGCAAAAGAAAAGGCCCCCGAAGGGGCCTTGAGTCACACAGGGACCACTCAGCTTGCGCCGGGGGAGCCGTAGATGCCCAGCGGATCCGACCAGCCGAACGAGTAACGCTCGCGGGCCTTGTAGCGGTTGTTGCCGGTGTCGAAGTCGGTGTCCATCGAGGTGGACATCGGCACGCGCACGAAGTGCTTCAGACCATTCGGCACGTCAGTGGTCAGGAACCACGCGTTCGGGTCGGTCAAGAAGTGGTTGACGGTGTATCCCTCAGGGATCGAACCGTTGTTCTTCAGCGCGTTGATGTCGTTGTCGGCGGTGCCAACACGGAGGTTGGTCTCCAGCAGACGGGTCGCGACGAACATCAGAGCCGGGGGGATGATCAGCTTGCGCGGCTTGGCGGCGATCAGCAGACCCTTCTCATCCGTCCACGCAGCGATCTGGATCACTGCGTTCTCCAGCGCGGTCTCGTTCAGGTCCGTAGCCACCGAAGGACGGTTGCTGTTGGTACCACCGGAGACCAGCGGGTGGGCTGCGCTGAACAGCGAGACACCATCACCGCCCGGGAAGGCAGCGTTGAAGCCGTTGTTCAGGATGTTCGCAGCCTTGACCTGCTTGCTGTAGGCCATAGCCCGGGCCAGCGACTTGGTGTAGCGCGTGCTCAGACTGTCGTACAGGTTGTCTTCCATCGCCTCTTCGGTGATGGAGAAGCCCATAGCCACCGTCTCGTGGTTGTAACGAGCGGTCCAGGCTTCCTGCGCGTTGTCATACGCGATGGCCTGTCCTTCGTTTTTCACCGGAGCGGCGGAGAAGCCAGCGAGCTTGGTCTCCTCCTCGAAGGAACGGTCGGAGGTCTCCGTTTCGTAGATCTCCTTGTGTTCTTCGGCGTAGCGCTTGTACTCCATGCCGAACAAAGCGTTCAGACCGGGGAGAAGCTCCTTGAGGAGCTGTGCACGAGAAATTGCCATGATTCAGACTCCTCAGATTGCGACAGCGGTGTCGTAGGCGTGATAGCCTGCGTTCCACTTGACCAGAACTTCTTGGTAGCCGTTGAAGGCCAGGGCCACCGTGCCAGACGCGGTAGCGTTGGCAGACAGCGTGACCGAGGTACCCGAAACAGCCGCGACGTAGGTCCCAGCAGCAACGCCGGTACCCGTGACCAGCATGCCAGTCTTGATGTTACTGTCAGCCGCAGCCAGCGTCACAGCGGTGCTGCCGCTGGTCGTGGTAGCCGTGGCCGTCACAACCAGTTGCGTCTCAGGCACCAGACCAACGATGCGGAACGGAGCCGTCGTCGTGCGACGGACGTTGCCCGAAGCCAGCATCAGGCCGACGTTCGAGTCACCACTGTAGTTGGAACCCGAACCCGTGTTCGCCGTAGCGGTAGCCATCGGCGTCAGGTTGGTACCCAGCGCAGCCGCAGGAGCGCAACCGATGACGGGAGTGCCCGAAGCGTTGTAGGCGATCATCGCAGCCTTCATGATGACTTGCGGGTCATCACAGACGTATGCGACCGCATCCGCAGCAACGGTGCCGCCAGTCCACTTCTGGTAGCGGTTCTTGCCGTAGATCGGGCCACCGGACGACGAGTACTCGCAGCCCATGAAGATGCCGAGGGTACCACCGGTCTCAGCCGCAGCCGAGTTGTACGCCAGACCAGACGTGATCAGCGTGCCGTCATTGGTGAACTTCACCGGGTCACCGAAGTACAGCGACGTCGCATAGCCGCTGGCGATCGGAATCATGCGGGTAGAACCCGCGAATACCCGGCCACCGATCAGGTTGGCCGGAAGCAGGCCGTAAGGCCCATTCACAGTGGGATAAGCCATGATTGCTCCTATCAGGAACCATTACCGAACGACCCACGCGACGAGCTGCTTTTCTGTTCAGCAAACACCGGCATGCGAGGGTCACTTTGACTTGTGAACTTGGAGTTCACAGAATGTGTCTGACTGTTGGTCATATCAGCGTAGTGGGTGGTGCGCTGCTGAACCATCTCTTCAGGCATTTTGCAAAGCATCAAACCGCCGATCTCGATGTTCCCCGTCTTGGCGTTGGCCTCGTATGCCATCTCAGGGTGATCTTCTGCCTTGACGGGCTCGTAGCCCTCACGCAGTCGTTGCGACACATTGGTGGGGTTTGCTTCCCCCAGCAGATGCGTCATCACCCACCGAAAGTCCATGCCGGGTTCCGGCACAGGATCAGGGAGCGTAGAAGCGGGACGCCAGCGACGCTGCGTCTTCTCGCGGGTCGCGAGTTCTCGGGGCGTGCGGGTCTCAGCCATTCTGTTGCTCCAGTCGTGCCACGTTGCGGGCATACTCTTCCAAGGGGACGCCGAGGCGTCGGGCGATTGCTACTTGCGATTGCGTCAACCGAATCTTCTTGGCTGACGTAGCTCTTTGCGTCGGTGCTACGACGGTTTGAGGCCGTTTGGCCAGTTCGGACTTGGGAGTCTCGAACTTGTCGGGGAAGACTTGGCGTAGCCGAGAGTCGATGGTATCGAAGTACTCTTTCGACCCTGGGTTGTACCCAGACTTGACGAGCTTTCTGTGCACGCCCATCGCGAGACTCGTCATCTCTTCGTCTTCACCGAACCACGGGTTACGCTGTGTCCAAGCCTCTGTGGCTGGGTCAAGTTGAGTAACCGGCGCTTGTTGCGAGGGCTGTTGGACAGGAACGTTACCACGTTGTTCCTCAGATTGCAAGGGGGCAGGTTTGAGTGCTTTGGCACGCTGCTGCATGAACACCGCTTCGTTCAGCTTAGCCTGTGCCTCGACAAACGCCTCAGTATCCCCAGCCTCGTGTGCAGCTTTCAGCGCAGTCTTGGCCTTTTCGACCTCAACTTCTGCGAGTCGCTGTGCTTGAGAAACAAACGCACCGGTACCCTTGTCGAGCTGTCCTTTGAGCTTCTTGTTCTCCTCGAACAGCATTTGGGCAGCGCGGATGGCCTCTTGGTTTTGCCGCTCCAGTGCCTCCTTGGCACGGCGCTCGTCGTGGCGAGCGTGCGTCAGCTCCTTGATTCGGGCGCGAACTTTCTCGCCGTACTGCTCCAGTTCGTCGTCCGTGGGCTCAGCCACAGGCTTTTCCAAGGGCTTACGGCCCCTGTCCTGATCAGGGGTGTCATCGACAACCTCGATCTCGGCGTCATTTTCGACCTCAAACTCCACCTTTTCGGTGGCTTTGTCGTCGTTGGTCTCGATCTCGTCCGGGAACTTGAACTCAGCCATGTGCTCTCCTTAAGCGCGAGTGATACCACGGGGGTCTTGCACCACGGCTTCCACCTGATCGTCGTTGATCAGACGGAACTCACGACCGTGGATCTTGAACCGCGTACCTGCGTAGGCGCGGGTGATGACGAAATCGCCCTCCTTGCACCACGGACCGCTGGGGAACTTGTCCATGTCGCCGTAGGCTTGGGGCCCCGCCTTGAGCACGAACAGCACCACGGTGCTGTGCTCTTCGACGCGGACGGTGGTGTCAGCCTTCAGGATGCCACTCTCGTACTTGTCCTCCACCTCCGGGAGGGCGCACAGCAACTTGTAGCCCGAGGGTTCAGGCAGTTGGCGGGCCTTTTCGGCGTCGGAGATCTCGTTGGTTTCGTCGTTCATGGTTCACTCTCGCGGGCAGGTTGGCACCGTGGCTTGCCCGAGCACCACGGCGGGGGTCCGGGCCACTGGCCCGGGGAGATCAGTTGTCGTTGCGCTTCAGCACCTCGACCATGTCGAGGAGTTCGCGTTCGGCCAGAGCCAAACCGTGGATCGCACCACACATGTAACGGTACTCACCGAAGTCCTTGGCGGAGCCTCCGGCGATGTTGTCCGTTATGTTGTTGAGTTGCTCACGGATCTTCTGCCTCAACACCATGAGAATTTTTTCGTCCATCACTTAGCTCCGGGGTTTGGTCGTGACCGCGAAGCGGTAATGACCTTGACAGCGCGATCCGCGTCCTTGGACTGCTTGTCCACGGCGGTTTTCACCGCTGCCTTTTGGTTCTCCGACATGAGCCGCTGCCGGTCAAGGTTCAGGCGCTCCATCGCGACTTGGTAGTCCATCTGGTCGTTCTCGGCCTTACGCTGGCTGTCGCGCTCCTTGAGCTGCAACTCCGCCTGGGCGATCTGAAGCTCGGGGTTCTGGGCCTGCTGTTGTGCGGCCTGTTGCGCCGCCATCGCTTGATTCATCACCAGTGTGCGTTGGGCAGCGGCGGCGACCAGCGGAGCCAGGGCCTTCTCGTCGTCCAGCGTGATGGGAGCCGTGTCGTCCTCGTCCAGCGCGGGCAGCGGGACCCCGAGGGACATCTCGATCTGTGCCCGGTACGAGAACCCAGCGTGCTCTGCGATGTGGGCCATGAGCGCAGCCATCATCTGCTGCGCCATCGGGTTCTGGCCGATGGCCATTGCGATCTTCGGGTCCTGCATGAACGACTGGTGCGCGGCCATGTGCGCCTCGTGGTCTTGGTACGCGAAGGCCTTGACGGGCTTGCCGCGCAGCACGTTCATGTTCTCGGTGATGGGGTCCTGGGGCTTCTGGTCCTCGGGCAGCGCGACCAGCTTGTCGGCGTTCTTGATCCCCAGCACCTCCAGCATCTGGCGGTGAAGCTGTGGCAGGTTGTAGATCTGCGGAGCCCCTTGGGCAAGCTGGAGAGCCGCTTGGTACTGCACCACCCGCTGGCTCATAGTCGCCGCGTTCGGGTCGCTGACCGGGATCACCTCGACCAGCGAGTAGTCGCTCTGCCGTGCACGCGGCACCGCCGTGTCGGGCTCGTAGTCGTAGCTGGCCGGAGCGAAGTCGGCAATGATGGCCTTCAGGAGCTTTAGCTCCTGTTTCATCGCGTAGTGCATCCGCGCCTGCACTGCCGACATGATCTTCAACTGGCGCTCCAGTAGCGCCAGCATGGTGCCCACCGGGGCCTGCGCGGACATGTCGGAGACCTTGAGGTCTGCCGTAGCGGCGAACCGCCGCGCCTCGTCCACGATGCTGCCCAGCAACGTCAGGAGCGTCTGGGACGGCTCCTTGTAGGGCAGGGGCATGATGTTGTCGCGCACCGTGCCGGAGGGCACGTCGACGTCCCTGAACTCACCCGGAGCGATGGGGGTATCGTCCCCTTTGATTCGAAGGCCACGGGCCTTCAGTCCTCCCGGTAGGTTTGACAGGGTTCCTGCGTCGACCAACTGGCGGGTCAGGCTCGTGGCGCTCTTGGCCGCACCTCCGATGAGGTGAATCAGACCGAAGCCATACGCACCGAAGCCCGGGATGTACTGGTAGTGCACGAAGTGCTGACGCGCTTGGTGGGTGACATCGCCCTCCAGCCAGTTCCGCCGAATAGACAGTACCGCACCGGTATCTTTGATCACCGTGACGACGTAGGGCCGCTCGATGGCAGTGGGGTTGCCGTCCTTGTCCTTGTGCTCGTCGCCCGGGATACTCAGCTCGACGTGGATCTCCAGCAGCAGGAACCGGTCGTCGTGAGTGGCGGCGAACCCCGTCTCCTCATCCTTGCGCTTCTGGATCTCATCGACGTTCTTGTTGGGCTCTCCAATGTCGATGTCGCGGTAGAACCCGGCGTTCTGGAGACGCAAGATCTCGTTCTTGGTCTTCCTCATCCTGTGCGTGACGCGTGGGCACGAGGTGAGTTCTGACGTGCCGTAAGGCAGGATGATGTCTTCGGCAGGGATGAAGGTCGAAACCTGACGGTCGAGATTGGGGTCGAAATACACCTTCTTGAAGGCAGAGCCTGCAATCGGCAGGTTCCACAGCAGCTTCTCGTGCTCAGGCCGGTACTCCACCATGACTTCCGTCAACTGGTAGTTCATGTCGTCCTGCACCCGAGCTGCTGCCTCTTCCTTCTCCCGCGTCTGCTTGCCGAGGATCTTGGCCTTGACGGGGCCTGCGGCAGGGAATAGTTCGGTGATGGCTTCGCTCTGGAAGCGCACGACAGCTTCCGTCAGGATGGGGGAAAAGACGCCGCACGCGCCACTCCACGGTTCCGTCCGCTCTTCGTACTTGAGGCCGAGGAGTTTCAGCCCGTCAGCGTAGGTCTCCTCCCAATCCTTCCGGGAGTTGATGTCGTTGTCGTAGTCGCCTAACAGCCCCCCGGATACCTCTTCGAGGGTCGCTTCATCTAGGACCTCTGCGAGGTTCGCCTCGAACCCTTCTTCGAGGTCATCGTCTCCTGGCACGAGGGTGATCTCAACATCCCCGGTGTCGACCGTGACACTGTCCGGGTTCTCGATCTCGATCTCAAGGTCCGGTGCCTCCGGCACCCCCAGCCCCGGCAGGGGCGGCATGCCCATCGAGTACAACGCTTTGTCAATGTTGGTCGCCATAAGGGCTCCGAAAGGGTGTTAGGTCAGTAGTACGCCGCTCTGCGGGCTTGAAAGTGCTGGGGTTCGCGGAAGTCAGACGGCAAGCCAATGAGGCCTCCCTGTCGAAAACGCGACAGCGCCATCGAGGTGCAGTCCACCATGTCGTCATGGGACCCGAAGGGGAACGCTACGCACTGCTCGATCACTTCTTCAGCCCACCGTCGCCCCTCGGGGTACCAGACCATGCCGCTGCGGATGATGTCAGCCACGGCGCTCAGGCGAGCCACTTTATCACCGGTGCCACGGTGCGGCGTAAATTCTTGTACCGGGATACCCATACGGCGTAGCTCTTGGTACAGAGGCACCCCGCTGGACTTCTTTTCGACAATGAACGCTTCCGGCTCCCATTCGTTCCACTCGCGGATGGCAAGGTCTTTCAGTTCCGGGAATTCAACACGCACGTTGATGGCATTCAGTAGGATGATGTGTGGCTCACCATTGGTGTAGTTGTCGTCGGTGAACACACCCCAGGTCAGGAGTGCTGTGAAGTCGGCACGGTTGTTCTTTTCCGCCGCCGCGTCCAACGTCATGATGACAAAATCACACTGGGGCGGGTCGTCCAACTTCCAAGGTCGCCACCAATCGCGCTGGATAATCGCACCCTGCTCCCCGGTGGGGTTCTGCATGTACTGTGCGTTCCACTGGAAGAGGGGCATGGACGCTTTGGTCCGCTCCAAGGCTTCGAGATCGAACTTTTCCGGCCAAAGGGCCTTTTCGACAACTTCAACGCCATCAGGTCCTTCCTTTTCGACGGCCAGTATGGCCGGAAACTCGAAGACTTCGTACTGATCTGCCTTGGGATTGTTGGCACCGTCCTTGATCAGGTGCCCAATGAGGTCATCTTGGTGCCAGCGGGTGTGGACAACTGCAATTCGACCTCCTGACATGAGACGAGTACGTGCGCCGAAGGCAAACCACTGGTATGTCTTCTCCAGTTCATCGAAATTGCCCGTAAGCAGGTCTTGTTCTGAGTGCGGATCGTCTACCAACAGCAGGTCGGCACCGCGACCAGCCAAGGCTGCACCGACGCCCGTGGCGAAATACTCACCTCCAGCGTTTGTAGACCACCTTCCGGCACTTTTTGAGTCCTGTGCAAGGGTGATTCCGGGGAAAACAGTCTTATAGCGTGCGTCATCAATGAGATTTCGCACCTTTCGACCGAAATCGACTGCCAAATCCCCGGTGTGGGAGACCATCAGCACCTTTTTTGAGGGGAATTTCCCCAAAAACCATGCCGGGAACAGCGTGCTGATCAGGTGAGACTTGCCGTGCCGAGGGGGGATGGAGACTGCAATCCGGTCTTTGAGCCCGTAAGCGATGTTTGTCAGCAGTTCCGCAAGCCGTTTGTGGTGGGTAGCTACGACATACGATGGGTCCATGTGCTGACAGAAGGCTATCAGGTCGTCCTGGCACTTCTTGGCGTGCTTTCTCCGCTCCAGTTCTTCCAGCACGGACAGCAGCCGTGTTTGTTCGTCGGCAGTGAGCCTGTGGATGTTCGCCAAGGCGAACTGAATCTCCTGTTCAGTCAGCACGGGTCAGCCCAACAGCGAGTCCACGTCGATTGGTTCAGGGGTTGTGATCGGCGGAGCCAGCACCACCGCCTCTTCTGCATCCTCTGTGCCCATGAGCTTGCGCAACTTGTCCTTGAGCGTGTTCTCAAGGTCGACCGTAGAGCGATTGTTGACGGTGATCTCGGTGCGTTCGGTGAACAACCCGACGTCGCTGACTTTGCCGAGCATCTCAAGAGCCCGCATTCTGATGCGGGCGTCGGGGTTTTCCGACTCGATGATCAACCTGTTGGTGACGTAGTGACGCAGGCGCTTGGCATCCCGCACCACTTCCATGTCGTACCGCGTCAGGATGGCGTTGACGTAGTAGGCACCCTCGGGCGTTTCCAAGGCCCCATTGGTCTTCGGCGGGGTCTCACCCCGGCTTGCGGCGCGGAGTACACCCTCTGCCACATCCGTCAGCTCACACACGTCAGGCGGCTCGTCCTCGTAGCCCTCGGACAGCAAAAGGCCAGCAGTGTTGCACGCGGCCTGTGCACGGGCTCGCACCTCGTTGTACGAAATCCCCTGCGGGGGCTTGCCTATCGGCAACGGTACGAAGTCTTCAACCTGCGTTTCAATCATGGTGGCTTCCTGCGCCGCACCCGGGCGTGCTGTCATGGTACCGCATTGCCATTGGTGGCGTCAACCAGGGAAGTTTTGGTTCCATTGACGGGGGTATTCGCTATTTTTGTCTTTCTAGGGGAGTTTAGGTACCATTGACGGGGGGTGTCTTAAAATGTAGGTTTTAAAGTTCTACGTGTGGAAATTATTTGTCGTTCTTAAAGTACTACGCCGCTAAAAATAGGTCGTCGTGGGTGTGGAATACAGCGTATCGCGCGGGCGGGACTCCAAACCCACAGCGGGGGGTGGGGGGCCGGTGGGGTCCCGTTTACCG